AATAGCAACAAATCCAGAACCACCAGAACCGCCGCCACCGTGTGCAGCTTGAGAATAACCTTCTCCACCGCCGCCACCGCCAGTATTTGCAGTGCCTGGACCACCTGCATTCGGGCTTGAGTTTGTTCCTGCTCCGCCGCCGCCATTACCGCCTGATCCAGCTGACATTGGTATACGACCGCCGCCGCCACCGCCTCCAGCTCTAAAAACATTTGAACCTGTTATATCACTCTCTTCTCCAACTCCGCCAGCACCGCCACTAGCTCCGCCGTCACCGCCAGCGCCGCCGGCTCCACCGCCACCGCCTCCAGCATAACCTGGACCAGAGTGTACGAAGTTTCCGCCTGCAGATCCTTGACCAGTTATACCTGGATAAACAGTTCCAGAAGAATTTGCTGCTCCAGAACCTCCTTGACCAAATACGTCAGGATTTGTTGGTGCAGCATATCCGCCGCCTGTTCCACCTGCTGTGGAAGTAATAGTAGCAAGAGTTGAATCAGTTCCTGGTGTTGGAGGTGTTGTAACTGGATAAGTTGGTGCTGGTGGAGCTGATACTCCTCCTGCTCCGATTACGATTGAATAATCTTCTCCTGTTACTAATTCTAATGCTGCTTCTGATGATGATTGACCGCCTGAAGTTTCACCTGTGTTTAATCTATAACCACCTGCTCCACCACCGCCTGCTGCTTGTAATCCTCCAGAACCGCCACCTGCAACTACTAAATATTTTACATCAAACGGGACTCCCCCTCCTGATGTGAGACCAAGTCCTTTTGCTGAGGCTGCTCCAAATGTTCCTAATAAAGGCATCTTTCTTCTCCTATTCTATTACGCGAACTGTGTTTGAGCTGCTAACGCTGTGAATGTAGCATCACCAGTTTTAATAACAGTGTATGTGTAAACGTCGATAGAACTAGCATTTCCACCTGTAGGTGCAGATCCACCTTGCCATTCTGGAGTAATTGCTGATCCGTCGACAGTTACCGCGCTATTATAATACGGTGTTCCACCTTGGGTCACTAAGAAAGCGACCGTGATTGATTCATTCGTATCCATAATATTATTTAAAGTTGTAGAACCATCGCCTCTAATGTTAACTGTAAAGTTACCTGCAGCGTTTGTTGTGTGGTAAAGAACAGCTTGTGTGATCACGTCATAGTTTACTGTTCCAGTCGTACCAGTTGCAGCGATAGTTACTTTTTCTGCTAATTGTTGAATTTTTCCACCGCCATTAAGTGTAACTCTACCAGTTCCTTTTGGTGTTAATGTCATGTCAACGTTTGTGTCACCACCTGTCACTGAAAGTGCAGGACTGCCGCTTGCTGCAGCGTTGGTAACTGAAAATTCGTTAACAGCTGAACCTGTTGTAGCAAATTTAATTTGCTCATTAGAGTTTTCGTCTAAGATAGCTTTTGTATTATCGATGATAATATTTTGACCGTTAGTATCTAAGTCAGCTGAAAGTTGTGGTGAGAAGTCTGAAGATAATTCTGTGAAAGCTGTATCTACAATGTTAGTACCATCACCATAGACCATCTTCGTGCCTTTGTCAGCTGCAGCCCATACTACTCCAGATCCTGAAGTTGTTTTGACTGTTACTGAGTAAGCGCCTGAAGTGGCATTGTCTACGATATAAACTTTTTCTACTACAGGAACAACTACGTTAACATTCGTTGTAATAGTTCCAGTTAATTGTAATACTGCATTTTTTCCATTGGAAACCGCGCCATTTGAAACTGTTAATGTTGCACCTGTTGTAGCATTAAGAGCTACTGCTTCATAACCAGCAATCGCTTGCTCTACGATTAATAAGTTTGTATTTGTAATTTGTCCCCATGTTCCCGAGTTTTCACCGGTTGCTTGGACTGTAAGTTTCAAAAAACTTGATGTTGAATTCGCCATAATTTTATTCCTATAGTTTTATTTTTATTAAATTTAAGCTGCGGTGTCAACCTCTCTCCACGTGGCGGTTGTGCCGGTATCAACGGTTTCCCAGATTAAAGCATTAAGCGATCCAGTGGACGTTGTCAAGTTGTTTCCTGTTAAAGTTACCGTCCCCGTTCCAGTTAAACTTACACTACCGACTGTACTTGTCAAGGCTATTCCTGAAGGAGATGCAATAGTATTTGGTGTTCCTACAGCGGTTCCAAGAGCTACTGTCATACCTATTCCAGTAGGTGCTACTTGTATCGAATCAGATATTCCACCCCAGTCTAAATCTCCCCAAGCTTTTCTACCCCAACCTACGTTAATTTCAGTAGATATTCCTACATCAGCAAGAACAGATGTTAAACCAAATCCTACTAAATCAGCTTGATCATTTCCATCGTTGTTCCATAAACCTTGACCCCATTCTTTTCTGCCCCAACCAATATTTACTTCTTCTGTCGTTGTTACAGAACCAAGGTTAGCTGTTAAACCAAAACCTTGAACGAGTGTAGTTCCAGGTATACCCCAACCTAATTCACCCCAATTAGCTCGTCCCCAACCAGTGTTAACTTCATTTGCTATGGATACTGAACCAGGGGTAGCTGACATGCCTATTCCAGTTGGTTCTGCTGTTTCGTTAGCAAAACTTACACTCCAACTTAAATCTCCCCAAGCTTTTCTACCCCAACCAATGTTTATTTCACTATTAATGGTTACTGATCCAAGATTAGCTGTTAAACCAATTCCTGTTAAATCAACATTTACTAAATTTTCATTATCACCCCAAACCTGTTGACCCCAAGCTTCTCTACTCCAACCTAATTCTACGTTAGCATCAATAGTAGTTGAACCTAAAGAAATAGTTGTTCCAATTCCTGTTGGAGATATAGCTGTGGAACCTTGATCATTCCATTGTCCTTCTCCCCAGGAAAGAGCACTCCATGCGTTACTAATAATATCTAGTTCTCCTCCCATTGCTATTCCATGATAATAACAATAGTAAAATAGATCTTGTGCGCTTGCAGGTGTAATTTCTACGTATCGAGTTGTTGCTGAATTAAAAGATCCGCTAGCATAATCAGAATAAGGGACGGTTGATCCATCTAAATTATAAACAACTCCGGTTTCAATTCTTCCAGAGTTAGGATTTGATGAATCGTTCGTAAATAATAATGGATGATTATCGTTTGATGAATCGTCTTGATTAAATCTTAAGGTAGCTCCTTGAATCCAAGTAATATCTAAATCACGAACACCATCTAAATAATAAACGCTTCCGGTGCCTGAACCAGACGGATAACGATTTCCAGTTGCGACTGTTACTGTGTATGTTTTATCCGCCATAGGAGGTTTCTCCTATTATCCGGATATTCTTAATATCGCTGCTGATGTTGTGAATGCTGGGAACTGAATAGTAAACGTTCCTGATGTTGCAGTTTTATCTGCACCAAAATCTAAAACTACTACAGCGTCAGTTGTACCTGAACCTGATCCCATAGTTGTGTTGTAGATTAATGCACCTCTTGCTGTAAGAGTTACACCTGTGAAAGATAAATTAGCAAAGTTAGTTATTGCTACTGCTGAAGCTACTGAAGTTCCGGTGTTGACTAATGCTTTACCGCCTTGAGTGTAAGTGCCTGAGTTAGCAACTTGGTTTCCCGTACTGTCTCCTGGATAAGTTGCTGTGTTTGCATTTAAAGTAGCTGCTGATGTATAGAGTGCTAGTTTAAAAGTGTCTCCACCTGCTGATGAAAAACTATGATCTCCGTCTAAAAGTTCTTTTTTAAAACTGCTGCATACTGCTTGTGTTATTGCCATAAAACTCCTTATTGTTTTCCAATTCGAGGAACACCACTTTGATATTCGTCTCGTCTTCGTCTTCCCATTTGCTCTATTGAGAATCCTTTGACTGCTTCAACGTATTTTTTATCATAATGTTGGAGCATGTCAAGTGGCCCTTTCAAGAAGCCGTACGCCTCTACTAGGCAAGCATACAATAAGCCGTTGGGAAATTTTTGACTTAGGTATGTAGTAGCATTTGTACTCGATAATCCTTGTGGTTTCAAGATATAATTTAATTGAATTGAGTAAGTAGCATTAGGGACCGGGGCAAAAACTAAATGCTCTTCATCCCAGTAGCTATAGTATTTTGGAACTCCTGTAGCATCAGATTTGTTATATTCTGCCATAAAATTGGTGTCTCTGTAGTCTAGAAAGTCTCTTTCAGTGCCTGCTCCTACACCACTTGAGTCTACAATTTGAGCAGATCTAACTATTAAAAGATCATCGGGAGTTTTAACATATCTCTGATCTACAGTCAAAGTAGCTGTAGCGTAAAATCTATTATTATCAGAATCAACTTCTCTTAAAAGTCTAAACTCAGCATCTTCAATAAAACCATTTATAATAGTATCAGTAAAAACATTACTGTCTACTTCTGTATAGTCTCTAATTTTTGTTTTTAATTCATCGTATGTCATGCTCTTACATTAACAGGTCCTACCAAAACTTCAAGACCGCCTCCCGTTTCTGTTGATGTTGCGTTAGATTTTAAATTGAAAGTAAAACTATTGTC